GGCGTTCTAATATCGCATCAGGGTTGGCGGTAGTATCAAAGAAGACAGGTGGGTTCTGCCAATAATATTCGTTTTCGAATATTAATTGTCCGTTTTTTACAAACCATTTTGAATTAAATGCTAATCCTAAATCGTCAAGAAATTCCGTACCTGTTTTAGTCGGTCGATTATCCCATATGTAATTAGCAGGTGTTCTATCACCCTTTTTGCTCGGTGCGTTCCAATAAAGTAAATTATAATACTCATTGGCTGTATTATTTAATACGGAACTAACGAAAGAACTTACGCCACATATTGTGCAGACATTATTAATATAATCGCGTACTAATGGCGTTGGGTGCTTACGACCACAGCCTACAATTAATGGGGCTATCTTGGAGCGTAAATCAAGTATATCTTGTGACAATTGGAATGGCTGTGCCAATAACCCTTGACAGAAATTGGACGAAATATTTACATTCGAAAGCGCATTGACATTTAGCGGTGAAATATTTACTAAAGGGATTTGATTCAAAAAATGTATTACCGTATTATTTATAAAATTTACAATCGTGCCATATAAATTCGCAAGAGTATTAACTAAAAATACAATCGCTTGAATTACTGCGCAAACAGCTAAAGCAACTATTATCAATATGGATATTATTAATGCAACAGCCGTGAGAATGTCCACTACCAACATTAATATAGTCCCAAACACTATTACCACATCCTGCAATGCGCTCGGTCTGTATTCGATGCAATAGGGTACTAATGGAAATTGTCCTATTGTAAAGAAATTGTTGCGGTTGTCTGATACAATCGTATTCGAAATGCAATTGGATATCGCTCTGTCGTTGTCATCACATATAAGTATAGCGGTGCAATAACATTGACCTTCGCACCAATTTATTTTGTCCCCTCGCAAATAGTATTTTTGCGGAAGGAATGAATCGCAACAATCGTCAAATATTTCAACAGTAATATAATTGTATATACCATTTTGTGGTTGAATTAATTGGGCATAGATAATATCATAGCCATCATCATAAAAAGTCAAATCCGAACTTATCTCGGTTTGATTTAACCGTGCATCATCCGCAGGAGTAATTGTTAGCGTTAGACTGTCCAAGCCATCAATCCTGCCTAATATCGGTGTCCCGTTAAATCTGAATCTTATCATATCTTTTACAACCTTGCCTTGCGTATTTTTTCAACTATATTAATATCCACTCCCTGCGATGCGGTTATGCTCACACGGGGAGCATATCTCGCAACGGCTTTGCCCATCTCATCATAATCAATTGCAAACGATACGGATTCGGAACGGGTAATCTTACCCGTTGCCACATCAGTCAAATATTGTGCGGTGCGTGGTGAAATCTTTTTGTCCTGAATGGTGTCAAGTAAATTTCTATATCCCGGCGTTTCATTTATTGCTGTTGGTACTACTCGCTCGCCGGGCATCAATAACGCATGAACCGAATCCTTGCCACGAACAGCACCATCCAATGCAGGGACATACTTAGTTCCCTTCGCATATGCGATTGGTTGCGATGCTACGACCGCAGCTTGTGCCGCACCAATACCAATGATAAGAGGTATCAATAGACCTCCCGCTTTTAAATCGGAAACCACCGCAACAGCAGTATTAATTGCAATCGAAGCAATGGCATTCGCTTTTTGTGCCATTGCTTCCTTGCGCTTAATTTTGGTCAGTTCTTTTTGATAGGTAGCTTCAGAAATTATTCCCTTCGCTAATTGTTGGTCTAATGCCTTTTGTTTTTTCTGCAATGCGCCCTGCTCAAGATTGTTTATAACTTGCAATCCTGATTGTGCCATTTCTACACGGTAATTCCTTTTTTGTAAGTCAACTTGCTTTTCCTTATCTGCCTGTGCCTGATAGTTTTCTTTTACATTTTCGGGCATTACTGGACCAACAAGATAATCCTCCGCTTTAAAATTCTTACTGCCTGCATCTAATATTTCTTTTAAAATTTGTTGCGATTTTATTTTTCCATTTTCATATTCCTTAATAATGGCCTCAATTTGTTCCCTTGCCGTTTTACGCATAGCCTCAACCAATGCATCTTGCTCGTTCTTAGGCAATGCTAAAAATTCTTTCGTCCCTTGTAACTCGGATATGTCTTGCGTAGATTTCGTTACTATTCCACCCGGACTTTTTGCGCCCCCAGATAATTCAATTTGCGCTTGGTTGTGTAGTTTACGCAACGCATTCGCAAAGTCTTCTAATGCCTTCTTTTGGTCGTTTAATTCCTTCTTTTGCTTGTCCGTTAGTTGTGTTGATTCTTCGGCAAGTCGCTTGCGCTGTGCTTGGGCAGATTGTTCCGCTTCTAAAATGGATTTATTTGCATCAAGCAATACATCACGATATTGCTTTTCTTTAATTATTTTAATCTGAATCGCCTCGACATCCTTGTCCTTATTCCTTGACACTTTTTGTTCCTCGCCAGTCGGGTCAAGTATATTTAATTGCTTGCGTAATTCGATTTCTCTGCCTAATGATTCATTCGCTGCTTTAAGTAATTTTATCCCTTTCTCGCCTTCGGTAAGATTTGACTTCTCTAATTCCAATAAAACCTTTTCAATCGCAATTTGGCTTGCTTTACCCGAATTTCTTTCTTGCTGAATCAGTCTATATTCATCTGGTGCGTATTTTAATCTTTCGATTTGTTCGGTTGTAATGTCAAGCAAATTTGCCCAAGCATCAATAGTGCTCTTAGTTGGTGCGGACTTGGATATTACATCCGCTAATCGTATCCATGCGTTAGATGCACGATTGATACTGCCGTTCAAACTTTCCGCAGCCAATTCGGCTTGACCGCCAAATGTATTCGATAATTCTTTAGCGAATTTTGGCAAAACAACCGAAGAAAGTAGCTCGCCTTTTTCCATCATTTTATTCAGTTCGCCTGTCGTTACCCCCAAACTACGTGCCATGATGCCAATCGCACCGGGAAGGGCTTGCCCTAATTGTAACGTCAATTCTTGTGCCTGTACCTTGCCTTTCGACATCATTTGTTGGATTGCCAACATCGCCTGCCCCTGTTGCTCGGTACTTAGGTGCGCACCTGCAATGGCTTTTGACAGGTCGTCAAACATTTTTCGGCTTTGGCTTAAGGGCACTCCCATCTGTTTTGCAGACTGCGCAAAATTGATGAAACTCTCAGATAAATCCTCGAACCCTAACCCTAACTTATCGGCTTGCGATTGAAGACGTTCGAACTCTTTTGTACCCGCACCTGCTGAACCCGTAAGCCCCTCAAATCGGTTGCGTAGCGATGTTAATTTGACCTCAACGGCAACAATTTCTTTGCCAAATGCAATTATGCTCTGAACGGAAAAATAGGCGGCTGCGGCTGCCCCAACAGAGGATAGTGCCTTGTCAAGTTTGGACACCTCTGAATTGGTCTTTTTTATCGCATCACTTGCCGTATTCGATGCAGCAACAATCCCTGATGCATTGCCCGTTAGTTGAAATACAATGTTTGATACCATAAACCCGCTAAATCAAAAATGTTATTGCGGTTTATCAGGGTGTCCGAACCCTTATTTATGACAAAGATACAAATAATTACTTCATTTTCTTGCCTGCTTCCTCGTATGCCTTTGCCTCCGCATCCTTGTTGGCAATCCACGCATCTACGACCGAATAATACTCTTCGGCAAGCATATTGTCAACCGCACGTAAATCGCTGACAGACGTCCCCCATATGCGTTGGTGCAATTGGTTTAAATCACGGAAATAGTCCCGCAAATAATCGCTACCATATGTAACTAAGAATACAGCATCTTGCTTTGCTCGCTCCACTTCAGATTCTGTTCCTGCAAAAGCTGAAGGAAAGAATCCTGAGTAAACTGACTGACATCGTATATGATAGTCGCTACCATGAAGATAAAAAAAAACCGTGCCTCTTCGTTTCCCTCCTGTGCAAGTATTGATGCCTTCTTTTTGGCAATAATCGGATTCCATTTTTCCGCATCCTCGCCCAATGAAGGACATACCGTACAAGCCGTTGCGTATTCGATATAAGCATCCTCATACCCGTAATGGGTGCGCCTCTCCTGAATGACCTTGTTGATATGCGCTGCATCCACAATTAGCCCTTGATTCATAAACTGCTCTTGGCGCAGTAGCATCTTGTCCAATTCCTCTCCTGTAAGCACAAGTTTTAATCTGCGAGTCGCTGCACTTGCCATCCACGCACGAGCAATAGGCAGGTTAAGTGGGTCATCGTAGGTGTACCATTCCATTGGCTCGCCTGTCGTTGGATTCAATGTGGTTATCTCTGTTTTATTGAGCATAATATCTTCCATTTAAATAGTATTCTGTTACTGTTGGGGGAATGGTAAAATGGGGCGGTAGTTCTTCAACGCTATTTATATTCAGCCATACACAACTCTTAGGTAGAACAAATCCTTCGGGTATTGCCTCAATCGTATCGAGCCAAATATATTTGATTCCTTCAGGGAAATTGAAGCCCGCCGGCAACAAGAACACACTGCCAAAATTAGCGCAGTTCTGCTCTTCGGTCGGTTGCCAATCGTCAGGAATAACAATCATATCGGATGTCTTCTGACCGTGCCATAATTCGTTAATGAATTTCATGCCGAAATGACTTCATTGTCAAAATATACCTCAATATAATCTTCATCCTCCTGCACAAACCAATATCGCCCATCTTGCAAATGGTCTGATAGCATCGTAAATTGATAGCTTTTGAAGTAGTTCACATTTCCATGAATTATCCGACCTCGATAATCCAATTCGGGGCGGAAAAAACGAATGCACTCTGCGGTAACTTTATACGCAAAATCCTTATTAAACCATTCGTTATGGACACGAATTGATTTGGAATTTACGTCTGCGCAGGAAGTGATTGATATGGAGTGCGGGGTCATAGATTTAAGTCCCCCTCATGTCGGATGCGTTGCCCAAACTTCACCACCCACTCCGCCTCAAAATCCTCTTTCTTCATCCAATGAAAATAGCCATCTTGGAAGTAAATATAATCGCCAATTTGCGCATCAAATGTAAGCCCGTTGATGTATAATGTAGGGGCTTGAATACTTACTATCGTATCTGATGCGGACATCGCCCGAATACTCTGCATCAAATCAAAGTCCCACGCCTGCACCTGCACCGCCTCGCATTGTGTGTTTTCTTTTCTGATGTATTTCATGATTTCAATTCGTTTTGCCAAAACTACGGAAGTTTCTCGTTCGGTCGGCAAACTTCCGTAAAAAATCAAAATGGAACGTCCAAAAGTAGTAACGCAGACAGTCCAATAAGTGTCCGTGCATCTTGTCAGGTGGCACAAGTCCGCAATTGTCATCACGCTGTACGAATCGGCAGTCCTCAAGTAAGTGCGGACATTCACGGGAGGAAATGAGTATGTTTCCGTGCTTTGCCAAGATGGAATTGGTGAGTTGCAAGCTATCCATGTGCCCGGGATTCTCGGTCAGTATTCGCAATTGCGCAGGATGAACGCCCAAATCACCTATGAGCCTGTTCCAGTTTGATTCACCCACACTTATACTCGTGCGGTTGTTGCCCGAAGCATCCCCTGTAATTACCAATCTGCCAACATCGTCCGAGCCAAAGTTATCACGCAACCACTTCTTAATTGCCATTCCCATAGCAGTAACATCTGAATTAACTAACCGAAATTCTTTGACAAATCGAATTTCGCCATTCGCATTCTGTACCGCTACGCAAGTCAATGGCGATACGTTAAAGTCAAATGATAAGAATACCTGCTCTTTGGGCTTGACAGGGATAAATGGGATAACGTGAATGTCTTCGTCAAGGCAATACAGCCATTGAGACCCTTTGGCAATTATTAACTCGCCCATGACCTCCCGCCTAAATGTCATCGGGTCGTATGTGTCCTCCAATGACTTGATATAGTCCACAGGCAGGTTCTCTTCGTTCATGTACGATGTAGCATGGACCAGTCTTATATTGTCGTTCGTTTCTTGACTATCCCTTAATTTTATATGATATAGTGGATTATCGGGAGGCGTAGTCGCACCAAGATATTTAGATTTTATTCCAAGTTGGCGGAATAACTTGCCCCGTTGCCTCGCCCGAACTTTACCCATCGCCTCTTCGAAGTGCCTCCAATCCCGTTCCTCATCGCCAACGATATAATCCCACTGAGAACCATTAACGGTGTTGTAATTCTCCATTGAGGTCAATACAACATAACTACCCCAACGGAACGTAATAACATTGTCCGAGCCTATTCCCGAATAGGCAGGTACGCCCTTGAACCGTTTGTTAATGACAAAATCTTGCTCTTGCACCAATCCGTAATCTTCCCATGCGGAAAGTATTCCCGGCAAGGTGGCATTACGCAACATTGGTACGGTTGGGGCGCAGACTAATCCTAAACTCCCTCTAATAGATAAAAATGGAATCATCCACACGCCAAGTGTGTACGTCTTGCCAACGCCCACACCTGTAACCATATGCACCTCTTTTACATCCTCAACATGGCTGAGGCAGTACGCTATTGATTGTGCCTCATTTAGCTTCGGCATCCATCACTTCAAGGTCAAACCATAAATCACTCGGCGATTGCGCAAGTTTTTTTAAGAGGTCGTTATATTCCGCAATCGATTCGCGCTGGATGCCCGTATATTGTTGTAAAAAATCATACGTGAACAAATCCGTATGTTGAATTGCCAATCGGGTGGTATTATAATCATCGCCTAATCTATACTCCATGTCATACGCATATTGCAAAAT